AAAGAAGTTGGCGATGCAGCTACTTATGCAGCTCCTCACAACATGAAGGGTAAAGCCGAGCCAATGCAAACAAGCCCCGGCAAACGCGCAGCCAAACGGGATAACAATCCTGATTGGACTCCTATGGATGGTGTATCTATTGGTAGAAACAACAAAGTAAAGACCGATGGCATCAAGATCCGTGGTACTGGCGCAGCCACTAAAGGCGTGATGGCTCGGGGGCCAATGGCATGACTTACAGCGAATTGGTCATTGCAGTGAGTGACTACTGTGAGAACACGTTTCCCACGGTAGACATGAACATAATGATTAAGCAAGCTGAACAGCGTATCTATAACACTGTTCAGATAGCGAATCTGCGCAAGAACATGACTGGTACTATTACCGCTGGTAATCCGTATCTGTCTGCGCCTGATGATTTCTTGTCTGCTTATTCGTTGGCGGTGATTAGTGGAAGCGATTATCTTTATTTGTTGAATAAGGATGTGAACTTCATGCGCGAGGCGTATCCAAGCACGGCAGCGGCGTATCGTGGTAAACCTAAGCACTATGCTATTTTTGGCCCACAATCAAATGCTGTTACTGAGTTATCGTTTCTTCTTGGCCCAACACCAGATACAACGTATTCAGTAGAGCTGCACTTCTACTATTACCCTGAGTCTATTGTTACAGCCAACACTACTTGGCTTGGGGATAACTTTGACTCTGCTCTTTTGAATGGAACGATGGTTGAGGCTATTCGCTACATGAAGGGCGAGCCAGACATGGTTAAGTTTTATCAAGATATGTATCTACAGTCTATTGCGCTGCTCAAGAACTTGGGTGATGGCAAGCAACGTGCAGATGCTTATCGTGATGGACAAGTACGGACACAAGTTCAATGAGTATTGTTCAAACTCAAACCACAAGCTTCAAGGCAGAGCTGTATCAGGGCATTCACGATCTAGACACAGACGTAATTAAGATTGCCTTGTATACAGCAAATGCAGATTTAAACGCAGAAACTACTGTTTATTCATCTACCAGTGAAGCAAGTGGCGGAAACTATGTGGCGGGTGGATCTATATTGACACCAATTACGGTGAATAGCTCAGGATACACGGCATATGTGGGATTCCCAAATGTGTCATGGACTGGAGCTATAACTGCAAGATGCGCACTAATCTATAACTCAAGCAAAGCAAACAGGTCTATTGCTGTTTTGGATTTTGGATCAGACAAAGTGTCCACATCGGGCGGTACATTTTTAATCACGATGCCACCAAACACGGCAACAGAAGCACTTATTAGGAGTTCAAATTGATTGTTACCACTACCAAGGGCGAGATGGATGACTCATTGCTGGAGAAGCGTGAGGGTACTGTGGACAACGATAATGAATTGACCACATGGGTTGAGTATTGGCTGGAGGGTGAGCTTGTTCACCGTTCTGCCCATGTGACGTTGAAAAAGATGCCCGTCTTTGGCGGCGGCGAAACCCAAACAATTGGTTAAAGGATAAATCATGGCAAATACCCAATCAATGTGTACCTCGTTCATGGCTGAACTGATGCTTGGTCAACACCAGCTTGGCACTTCTACCATTGTGTCTCGTGGTAGCTTGACCTCGCCAACTACAGATACTGTAAAAGCAGCTTTGTATTTGGCATCGGCAACCATCAATGCAGCGACTACTGTATATACAGTAACTGGTGAAGTTTCTGGTACAAACTATGTTGCTGGTGGCGTGACGGTAACAAATGCCAACACCCCAACATCAACCAATACTTCAGCAACTGCTGGTGTAGCGTACTGGACTCCTTCAGCTTCGATTTCCTACACCACGGTGACACTGACCACGGCGTTTGATACTGTCTTGTTGTACAACTCGACTCAAAGTAACAAGGCAATTAGTGTCCACACGTTTGGTTCACAGACCATCACGGCGGGTACTTTTACCTTGACCATGCCGTCAAACACCACATCAACCGCTTTACTGCGCTTGGCAACTACTTAAGGGTAGGTCATGTCTCTCGGCTGGGGCGACAGTACTTGGGGCGCAAACGGCTGGGGCGGCACTCTTGAGGCAACAGGAGATGAAGCAACAGGAGCCGTAGGGTCGGTCACGCCCAGTCGGACTGTTGCACTAAGCGGAGTTTTGGCTTCTGGGGCGGTTGGGACTGTTGTTGAGACAAATAACCCAACGGAAGACGGCAATATTGCTTACGGAAACGTAGGTAATGCAGCACCTGTTCTCACAATTGCTTTAACTGGCGTAGCGGCATCTGGTGCGGTTGGTACTGTTACCCAAGGAAAAGATTTTGTCCTGACCGGCAACTTGGCAAGTGGGGATGTCGGTACGGTTTCTCGTGGAGAAACTTCGCTGGCTTTGACTGGTAACGTTACCAGTGGTCTGGTTGGAAATGTATTGTTAAATGCAATACGGGATTTGACTGGTAACGTTTCCACGGGTGCGGTTGGAGCAGTTGTTCAGAGCACCTCGGTTGTTTTGACGGGTGTGCAGGCTTTAGGTGTTGCGGATAGGGTTATTGTTCCGATTCCAAGCAATCAAGCAGATGGCGCAGTTGGTTCCGTTGGTTATGAGCTAATCATTGAGTTGACTGGTAACGTTTCCACAGCGGCTGTTGGATCGGTTGGAGTGGCAGAAAGAACATTTGGCCTAACCGGAAATCAGGCACAAGGATATGTGGGAACTTTGATTGCGGTCTACTGGAAAATCATTGACGATAGTCAGACGGCAAATTGGGGGACAATCTCTAACACACAAACGGCAAGTTGGTCAAATATAGATGACACGCAGGCCGCAAACTGGCAAAATATCGGCAACCCGCAGACTCCCGGCTGGTCGCAGATTGATGACACGCAAACCCCAAATTGGGAAGACATTGAGGTAACAACATGACGACAGCATATACATCACTTTTGGGCTTGGCCTTACCCGTTACCGGCGAACTGTCCGGCACTTGGGGCGACACGGTAAATAACAGCATTACCTCGCTGCTTGATTCAGCCATTGCGGGTACTCAGACAATTACTGCTGATACCACACTGACCACAACCACGGGCGCAGCAAATCAGTCACGGCAGGCTATTCTGTTGTGTTCACCTGCCTCAGCGAACATTACGATCACAGCTCCTGCACAGTCCAAGATTTACATGGTAATTAACACCTCTGCTGTTTACACGGTAACTGTGCGTGGTGTTGGCCCGACAACAGGTGTAACTCTTGGGGTAAGCGAAAAGGCGGTTGTTGCGTGGAATGGATCTGATTTTATAAAGATCAGCAACACGACTGGAGATGGGACATTTGCCAATCTGACTGTTACAGGCAACACTACCCTTGGCGATGCCGACACTGACACCATCACTCAAACAGCTTCTTACGTCACAGGCACTCAGCTTAAATCAGCAAAGACAGCTACCAATACTTTGTCTCTTGCCGCATATGACACAGACGGCACAGCATACACAAACTTAATTACGTTAACTGCCAGCACTACCCCCACTCTTGCTTTGACTTCAACGGGCGTTGGTACGATCAACAATATGTCCATTGGTGCTACTACAGCATCTACTGGCGCATTTACCACGCTAGGTGCTACAGGTAACGTAACGCTTGGTGACGCTTCGGCTGACACTGTGACAGTGAATGGCACAACTACATTTAATGCAAGCCCAATAATCAGCGTAACTGACAACACCAACGCTGCCCTGCGTATCACACAGCTTGGTACTGGTAATGCTTTGTTGGTTGAGGATTCGACTAACCCTGATTCATCGCCGTTTGTAATTGATGCAAGTGGACAAGTTGTTCAAGGATATACCGTAGCGATAAACAATTGGAATGGTGCGCCAGATTCAATAGCAATTAGTTCAACTGCTAGTAATGCACGACCTAGTGTCGGTCTTATTAATTGGTCTAGCAATACTGGAAGGTCTTCGTCATTTAATTTATATAAAAGCGTAAGCAATACTATTGGCACACAGGGAATTGTAGGAAACCTTCAACAGCTTGGCAGAATTACTTTTTCTGGGGATGATGGCGCTACTTTTATTCGAGGCGTTGAAATTGATGCCTTTGTAGACGGAACACCGGGTCTAAATGATATGCCGGGTGGTTTACGATTTTCTACCACTGCTGACGGTGCATCAACTCCTACTGAGAGGATGCGTAT